TGCTGCCGTCGCTGAATCCGCCGTATGGCTGCCGACCGTCTCCGGGCCTCCCTCTCGCCTCGACGCGGGAGCCGCCGTAGATGGACGGAGTCGACGGACGGAGCGGCACGTCTGCCCGTAGCCCGGCGTCCCATGCGAGGCTCTCGGCCATATAGACGGCGTGCTGGGCACCATGCGCGACGCACGAGCCGACCGACGCTTGGTTGCTGACGGCGAACGGCTTGCCGTATCGCTTGCGGCTCGCCTTGTCGGCGGCCCGCCACAAGAAAACGTCCTGGCCGATCGGCACCGCCATCGCATCCGGGGCCGCGGACGCAAACACGCCCTCCCGGCCCATCGCAGAGACGAACTCGTCAGCGCCGACGATGTCGGACTTCCACCCGAATTGGGATTCCACCCTGCCGGCGATCCGGTGCGTAGCTCGCTCGACCAACGCCCCGACGATGGCCGCAAAGACGACGAAGCCGATCGCGGACCACGTCCACACCGTGCGTTGGCGTGCGGTCATCGGCTGGCCTCCGCCGCTGCGGCCGACACGGCCCGGTACGCTCGCACCCACTTCGCCCGGCTGGCCGCATCGACCGGCCCGCCCTCCGTGCCGGCCTCGGCGTCGAGGAACCGCTTGATCTCGTCGCGAACCGCCGGCTGCCGCGCCCCGAGCGACACGCCCCGGCATCGCAGCTCGCGGGCGGCCCGCCGCAGATCGTCGAACGCGGCCCCGGTCTTCATCCGCGGCTCGGTCTGTTGCCCGTCCCACTCGATCTGGCCGGCCAACTCCTCGAGTAGCGCCGCCGTCAGAGCGGCGTCGGTGGCGGCGTCGGGGCCGACGAACCGGCCCCGGAGATCGAGCCCGACCACCGGCGCGGGGCCGGGGGCGGGGGCGGGTTTTCCATTTTCGCGAATTGCGAAAGCCACCATCCCGCCGGCAGCGAGGATCGCCAGGAGGGTAAGCGGGTGCGGGCCGGACGACGGGGCGGCCGGGGGCACCAGCAGGGCCGGAATCGGCGACAGCGGCGGCAGCCCCGCCGGGGCGGCCGGGCGTGACCAAAGAAGCCATGCCACCGCGAGACCGGCGAGCAGGAGGGCGGTCGTCATGCGGCAGGCTCCGGGTTCGCGGCCCTCGTGAGGGCAAGGATCTGCTCCAACGCGCCACCGGCAGCCGCCATCACGAGCGAGCGGACCGCTGGCCGGACGATCCACCACGCCGGCCTCGCCACGAGCGGCACGCACGAATCGGCAACGCTGTCGAAGAGCGAGCCGACGCACGACATGGCCCACGCCTTCTTGGTCGGCCCGTCCATGCCGTTGATCGTGTCGAGCCCGGTCACCGCCAGGCGGATCAACTCGACCGTGAGCGAGCCGAACTCCGAGACGGTGAGCCCGCCGCGGGCCTTGTCGCGGGCACCGGCGAGGAATCCTGTCACGGCGGCAGTGAGAGCGTCAGGCGTCATGTCAGTACCCCGAGGGTCCGGTGGCGTTCGTGCCGGCGATCACAATCGAATACGAGACGCTGCCCGTCGGCCCGGTGGCGCGGATCGTCACGCCACACTCGGTCGTGGTCACGCCCCATGCGTGCGTCTGCTGCACGGCGAGCAGCTCGCCGCCGGGGCCAACTTCGCCGGCCACACGGCCCCAGCCATTCGTGCCGCTCGGCCCGACGACGATCCGCGGGCCGGTCGTCGTCTCGTTGTTGACGACGCGGACGAGCCGGACCTGACGCATCGTCTGCACGCCGGTCGCACCCTGGATCGTGTCGGCGAGGGCGAGGAGGTCGAGCGTCTCGGTCGCGCCGACGGCGAGCGATCGGTTCGACACCCAAAGCTGCGTCGAGATCGGCCCGGAGACGCTGTTGAGCGGGTAGCTCTTGCCCACGGAGACGGCCCGCGACGAGCTGCCGACGGTGTCCGTCTGCGTCTGCGTCAGGCTCGTCGTCGTCGAGACAATGCCATCGAGGGAGTCAGGCATCGAATTGCTCCAACATGCCCAGGGCGATCGCCTGCTTCACCGCCACCACCGTCACGCCGAGCCGGTATGCGATCAGCTCCAATTCCCGGTCCGTGTAGGCCGGTCGTGAGGTGATCCTGCCGCTCTTCGCGCCGTTGCCGGCGAGGTGTGCCAGTGAAACGTGGTCGCCCGGTGCCGCGACGGACTCGCGGCCCGTGCTGACGGCCCGCCAGTGCGTCGGTCGTGCGATCACGTGTCACTCCACACGCTCAATCGTCACCGGTGGCCGGTGACGGGCGGAGGGGGTGCGGACGCCTGGCACTCTGCGAGGCATGCCGCGTAGCCCGCCAGGTCGACGGCGTTGTCGGGGTGGGGCCGCGGCCCGAGATCGCGGGCGAGCTTGTCGAGGATCATGATGCGAGCCCAATCGGCCGTGGTGAGCGGCCGGCGAAGCACGTCGGCAAACAGGCTGTTGACCATGCCGACCGTCCGTGCGAAATGTGCCGTCGGCGGCCCGTAGACGGCGTGACGATCCTTGACGGCGGCGGTCGCCTGCTCGAGCAGCCGCACCGCCACCGGCGGCCCGGCCGTCTCCGGCTCCGGAAACACCCGCCCGTCTCCGATCTGCGCCGCTCTGGCCGTCTCTTCGGCCACGTCTGCGGCGTCGTCTTCGGTCAGGATCATGGCGTCGGAGGGTGCCATCTCGTCACCGGTGTAATGCCGCAGCTCCCGCTCGCCGCGAAGAATGTGATCGACCGGGTATTCGCAAGACATGCCACGCTCCTCGATGTGCCGCACCAATCGCCTCGCATCAGCGGCGAGGCTGCCAAGCGTCCCCGTCCAACAGTTCGCCGCACCGGCCCGCTGAATCCGCCGGTCGATGTCTCGAAGTTCGTCGCCGGTCATGACTGCCGCACCTTGCCCGCCTGGATCCGGAAGTTTTCCACGTCGAACGTCCGGTCGGCGTGAACGTGTACCACCGCCGCCCCGTGGTTCCATTTGTTCAGGCGAGCGTAGGCGGGCCGCATGTCACACAGGCACCCGGTCGAGAAACACACCGTTTCGCGGCCCATCATATCGGGCTCGGAATGTGTCGACGTTCGGTGGCCGTGGCCTTCGAGAACCGTGTGGTGCAACCTCATGAACGCGCCACGAGCTTGGTTCACCGGCGAGCTGATCCCGTTGCCCTTCTCGTGTCCGTGCAGGATCGGCAGAGCACCGGCGAGGATGATCCGCTTGTCCTTCACGAGATCAATCCCGAGCCGCTCGAATCCGTACCAATTGTCGATGCCCATGATGGGATCGTCGGAAATCTCCGGTGCGTGTTCCCACAACCACTTCTCCCACCGCTCCTCGTGGTTGCCGAGCTTCGCCACGAATCGAGCGTCGGGGAACTCCTGCCGCAGCCACTTGAGCAGCTCACGCCCGGCGTGCAGCTCGTTCTTGAAATTGCGGTGCTTCGGATTCTTCTCGTGGCGCGAGATCGAGTAGAAGTCGGCCCAATCGCCATTCAGCAGCAGGCACTCGACCCTCTCCGCCTGGAGGTGATCGACCGCCGCTCGCAATGCCGTCTCGTCGTGGTACGGGACGTGGATGTCGGAGAGGATTCCGACCTTGCCGGTGATCCCGAGATCGAACGGCAGCCACGGCTCGGCCTGCGAGGGCGGCATGGCGAGCCGCTCGCCGGCCTTGCGGGGCGGGCGGTGTAACGGCTTGTCGTGCGACTGCTTCCGCCGTGGTTCGCCGTTGAGGCCGAGGATGCTGCGGATGCGGCTCCGGGCCTGCTCGAGCGTCAGCGCCCCGTTCACCTCCTCGACGAGCCGGCGGGCGAGCGTGCGTGCCGGGGCTTGCGGGTGCTTTCGGATCAGGTCTCGCACGATGTCGGTGATGCGGTCGTCAGCCATCGGCATCCTCCTCACGCAGGAACCCGAACGCCGTCACCACCGCCGCGATCTCCTGGCCGAACTCCTCGACCGCCTCTTCTGACAGGTCCGGCCACCGGGCGTGGATCAGCTCGTGGACGAGGACTTCGAGGAGATCGTCCCCGCGAAGGCTCTCGGAGACGCGGATCAGACGCTTGTCGTAGTCACAGTCCCCGTGCCGGTCGGACGGCACCCGGCAGCGGCGAACACGCCACCGCTGATCGGAGATCCACACGGTGATCGAGCGGCGTTCTGCCATGACGCCATCTTCGCCCGCCGGCAGATCACCCGGCGGGGGGTGTGCCAGCCTCGATCGCCCGTGCCACGGCGATCCGAGCCGCGGTGGCGAGAAACGGGAGCCCGCGTTTCGCGGCGGCTTCTCGGAGGTGGTCGACGATCTCTTCCATGTGCTGCCAGCACTCCGGCCCCCAGGCGTCCATCTTCGCCGCGAAGGCGTCGCACCCGCACGAGCCGTCGTCGCGGATGCCGAACCATGCGAACGTCCAGCGGAGCTGGCAGCCAGGGCCGCAGTGCGTCGGGGCCGGGGCACGGCATTGCCGGATCGCCCCGCGGACCTTCGAGACGAAGCCGCAGCGAGGGCATGTGGCGTCGGGGGCGGTGAGGTCGCAGCGGGTCACTTAAACACCCTCACGGTTATCGTACCGGCGTTCAGGTCCGTAGAGCCGAACTCGTAGATCCACCACAACGAAATAGGAAACGTAGCCGTCGCCATATCGCCCGTTCCGCACTGATAGCTCACGCCCGTGGTGGTCATAGGGAAGAAATGGTCAATGATGTAATACCGCAGCCGCTGATACCCAAAATTAGTCGTACGTAGCGGCCTTGTGAAAAACGCAAGAGTGCCAGGGCGCACAATGCCGTGCTCAAACTCCCACGCATCGCAAAAACTACTGAATAGTTCTGCGACGTACGTTCCATTGACTTCGTTCGAATCAATGCCAAGGTTGTATTCGTCCGTAAACCCGGACACCTCGACGTACAGCTCATCGTTGAACGGTCCGCTAGGGCAACTACATGGACTGGCTGCCTGATAGCACTCACGGACCAGACCGTAGACCACATGCTGCCGCTTCTTTACGTCCCACTCAACTCGACCTTCAATCGTGAATATAGCCGTCTTGTTGTGGCATTGCGGCGTGACTGTCGCGCTTCCCGAATAGCTTTCCGGGTCGTTTGTGCTTTGGTCGCCGCCTCCTGTGACGAGCGGAATCGACATATTTAGGTCGACAGTTTCTCCGACACCAACGAGAGCACCCTCGACAAACACCCCGGTCCCGCTCGACGCTGACACGCTGACGCGAATCCGATTCATCGTCGTCGTTGTCGCCGGAGGCGGTATCGTCGACGCTCCAAGCACGTAGTTGTTGCGCCAAAACGACACCGTCACGCTGCACGGGTGCCGCGTCGTCGACGAATCAAGCGTGAACGTACCGGCCACCTGTTGAAACCACGGCCCGTTTCCATCCATGCCGTCGTAGGGATCGGAAGTGTCGGAATCGCCGGTCGCCGACAGGTAGCCGTCGGATACGTTGCCGTCTTCCGCGCCCTCGAAGTACCGGGTGTACACCGCCTCGAACGCCGTCCCGGTGTGCGGGTTCGTGCATGTCCTCGTGCATGGATCGCACGGCACGCACGTGCATTGCTGGCAGCCGCCTTTTCCTCCGAGCAGCATTACACGCACTCCGTCCAGGCTAGATGCCACGTCCCGTCGATTGAGTCACAGCCAACCCAATAGCCCCCCGTGGGGCCGGTGACGGTTTGTGCCCGGTTGATCGCCACGAACGTCGAGCCGGTCGCGAACGAGCCATCTCCGAGGTATTGCTGCACGCTCGCGGTCGCACCCTTCGTCCAGGTGCCGGTCACCTTGCCGAGGCGACTCGCGTCGCCATTGCCGCCGCCTCCTGCGAATCGGATCACGGCCCACTTGCCGGTGCCGGTCCCCG